TTGCAATGTAGGACGGCAGGTCAAAAACAGAATCATTCAAAAGTTCTTCTGAAATTTTAATTGCTGTACCAAGCTTATATGCGGAAAGCGATGCCTGTCCGAACGTATCATCAGAAAGAGAATACTGCTGTTCCTCGTCCATCCAGACAGCCTCGCCCTTGGAAGTCACAATCGGAATCTTGCGGTCGCCGTTGGAAGTTTTGATAACCGTTGCCATCTGGCGGAAAATGCTCTCTTCCTCCAATGATTCCACCAGTTTTCGTTCAAACTCATCTGGAACAAGATAGCCACCCTCTGCGTCTGTGCCAATGTGCAAATCATCGTGGACATCGATCCAGTTGCGGTTTCTGATACTGTTCCAGAATGCCGTTTTGTAATTGTCGCTTGCTGTACCTGTCTTTTCCGTTACATTCGGAGTTGCAGGTTTGCCGAGAACAGGAGTGGAAGTTGCCTTGTTCATTTCAGCTTCAATTTCAGCCTGTCGTTCCAGACGCTGAATTTCCTTGCCAAGATCGACAATGGTCTGTTCCATTGCATCGTAAGTCTTGGAATCTTCCTCACTGAGAACGCCGTTTGCATTTCTCTTGCTGTCGAGAAAATCACGGGCAGTGTCCCAAGCCTTCTTTCTCTTTTCTCTCAGTTCCTGAATTGTCATAGCCATAATCAATTCCTCCAATCAATATTTCAAAAGTGCCAGCCTTTTTTCAAGCTGGTCAATGGGTGTGCCTGTAACAGATTCTGCTGATGCAGATACTTTGGATAAGAATGCAGATAGATTCTTCGATTTGGAATAGGTCATTGCGGTCAGTGTATCTTCTTTTTCTTCTTCATCCGGTTCTTCCTCTTTGGGAACAACAGGCATTTTCTTCTCTGCAAACAGAATTCCGTCCACAAATCCCATCTCATGAGCCTTTTTTGCATTGAGCCATGTTTCATCGGACATCAGCTTTGCAATCTTGTTTCTGCTGAGGTGGGACTTGGTTTCGTAGGCGTTGATAATGCTCTCTTTGACTTCATCGAGCAAGATGATAGCTTTTTCCATATCTGCCTTGTTTCCCATAGCACAAGTGCTGGGATCATGGATCATCATTAGGGCAGTTGGTGCAATTAAAGTTTCATCGCCTGCCATTGCCACAACAGAAGCCGCTGATGCAGCAATACCGTCAATTTTCACGGTAACCTTGCCTTTGTGATTTTTCAGCATGGAATAAATCTGACTTGCAGCAAAAACGTCGCCGCCCGGCGAGTTCAGCCAGACTGTCAGATTTCCGCTGACTTTTGAAAGTTCGTCACGGAAAAGGGCAGGTGTCACTTCGTAGAGTAGGAAAGTATCGCCTTGCTATGTTTCCATAGTAGGTTTATACAGACCCCTCACCGAACCGTGCTTACCCCTCTCGGAGTACACGGCTCTCCATTGTTATATAAAATAAAATCAACTCATTGATTATGAACTTTATGGTGGCAATTCCTGCATAACACCAATGTTTTTCGCCTTTTGGCTATCATTGCACGTTCCCAATCGTTTTTACCTTTCAGGTCTTTCACTTTATGAACGTGATGAATTTCATAGTATTCTGCATTTGTGTCCCCACACAGTTCGCAAACCTTTGCTTTTAAGCGTTCTTCAAGTGTATTTCTTGAATAGCCATATATTACGGCTGCGTTTGAGATATTGTCCGTACCATCTTTTGAGTCTTTGCAATCAGAGTATTTAGCAAAATAACAGCGTTTTTTACCGCTTTTAGTTTCGTATGGGATTCCCCATCCGCCTTTTCCGTCTTTAAACTTTGCTATTATCTTTGAAATCTTGGTATTATGTTTTGCCGCCAGTGTTTTCAGACAGCTATATTCCATTAGATAAGCAAAGTAACGCAATTGGCAGTAATTACTTGCTAAATTGTAATAATTGCAGATTCCTCTCAGCTCTGAATTGTATGTTGATATGATTTCAAGGTCTGACATATGTATCATATAGCTGCGATGAGTAGGAAACAGAGAGCCATCCTTTTTTTGAAAGATGACACCTTTATCGAACATGAAACGGTTGATTTTTTCCTTTAATGGAATTAAAAGTTCAACCTTATTATTCAATGTTCTCAATGAAACTCCGCCATTTTTGCTTTTAATTTTGGCATTTCTTCTTACACTGATGTCGTAACCTAAAAATCTTGCATGATTACTGCTGTGAGTTATCAGCGTTTTCTCATCACTGAGCTGCATTTTAAGCACCTCGCTGATGTATTGTGACAGCTTCTTTTTTATTTCGATGCATTCTTCACGACTTCCATTTACTGATAGAATAAAATCATCAGCATAACGAATATATTGAATTTTTTTGTCTGTCTGTGATTTGCATGGAGTTTTAAGCTGAACACTGCGGACTGCTTTCAAATTTTTAATTAGCTGTTTTTTTCGCTCATAATCCTGTGGGTCGCACTCTCTGATTGCTTTTCGTGCTTTTTCTGTCTGATATTTTGCTTTTCGGTATTCGAGAGTATACTTTTCTTTGCTCGGTTTATCAAATTCCTCTTTTAGATTTTCTACAAACTTATCCAGTTCATGCAGATAGATATTTGCCAGTATGGGAGAAATGATTCCTCCCTGCGGTGTACCGCTGTATGTCCTGTGATATATCCAGTCTTCAAGATAGCCTGCTTTCAGAAATTGTTGAATAAGCTGTATTAATCTTGCGTCTTTGATTTTTTTGTTCAGTATTCCTATCAGTACATCATGGTTAATATTGTCAAAACAGCCCTTGATGTCACCCTCTATGAACCATTTTGCACCTGTGAATTTCATACGCAGACTTTTTAAAGCAGTATGACAGCTCCTGTTTGGTCTGAAACCATGAGAACATTCATGAAATATAGGTTCATATACTGCTTCTAAAATCATGCGTACAGCTTCCTGTACAAGTTTGTCTGTAAATGTCGGAATACCAAGTGGACGCATTTTATCAGAATTCTTTTTTTGTATATATGTGCGTCTTACCGGCGTTGGATTAAATTTGCCGTTTTTCAGCTGTTCTGTGATTTTCTGTATTTTTCTTTCACTAAAGCCGTCGGCAGTGTCATCATTTACACCTTTTGTTGATGCACCATTATTTGCATACAGATTTCTGTATGCTTCAAACCATATATCTTCCCGTAATAAATATCTGAACAGACGTGTAAACACTTCATCTTTATTGTTCAATGAGTTTTTGCTTATTCTCGTCAAAATTTCGGTTGTTGGTTGCATTTCAGCCATTGAGGTTTTCCTCCCTAACTTTCTTCATTTTTGACCATAACAACTGTTTCCCTTCGCCATGCAGACGGTGTTACCGTCCTCGGACTACTATGGAAACTCCGTACCCTTGGGTCATATTCAGATTCTTAAATCATAGCTTTTCAGCATTGACCTTTAGGGTATCCTCGGTTAGTGTAAATAACTGGTTGCAGATTGTCGGATATGCTTTCGTTTCGTTTGCACAAGTTCTCTTGCACGTCATATGAATATTGAGGCAATAATTTATTGGAGATGATAATAAATCGCATTCATATTTAAGGTATCAGGCAAATTTCCTTAACCATTGGTTAACTGGGACTTGAAACTCACATTCAACAAATACAGTTTTATCCTTTTATCTGCTTAGCGTTGCGGTTCAGTCGTTCTTGATTGCCTTTAAGAAACTTACCGCTTCCCCAACGTGCTATGTTCTCGTATCAGCTTTCGCCTTTCGGTTAGTTGGGTCGCTTACAGAATTACCTATTCTGTGTGTTACCAATTTCACATTTACTTACACCCTATCCGAGCGCACATCTTCAAACCAGGTACTCTCCGCAATGGCACCGTACAAATACATCTCCGATGCACCGGTTTCTTCATTGCATACCCAGTTCCAAAAACGATTATTCTTCATGGGTCGTTTCCTCCTTTTCATTTTTCTTTGCAAATGCACCTGCATCAGCAAGCTTTGTAAATGAACCATTTACAAGATAGAGATTTCCGCCTTCTTCGGCAGGAATCATATTCATATCTTCCAGTTCACGAATATCGTTAGCAGACATCCAGCCATTTTGTCGTGCGGTAGCATATCCTTGCATTCTCGATGCGTAATCACCACGCAAGAGCCCCTCAACATTAAATTTGATGAAATACTTGCCTTTCTCCGAATCGGAAAGCAATGCCTTTTGTAGTCCCTGTTCCCAACGAACAATCCATGGGTCAAGACTGTACTTCACGAAATCCAATGACAGATGTTCCACGTTACTGAATGTTGCATGGTCTAAGTCACCGATCATATGGAGCGGCACTCGATACAGCCGGGCAATTTCCTCTACCTGAAACTTTCTGGTTTCCAGAAACTGTGCTTCATTATTGGGAATGGAAATAGGCGTGTATTTCATGCCCTCTTCCAAAATTGCGGTATGATGCGAGTTAGAACCGCCATAGGCACGCTGCCATGCATCTCGTACCCGTTCCGGATTTTTAATGACACCCGGATGTTCCAATACACCGGATGGACTGGCACCGTTGGCGAAAAAGGTAGAACCATAGTCTTCGCAGGCGAGGGAAATACCGATTGCATTCTTCGCAAGAGCAATGGGAGAATATCCCACCAAGCCGTCATACCCAAGTCCGGGAATGTGCAACACATCTTCTGCCTGCAGGACAATATCGCCCTGCTGTTTCAGGTTTGGATTGGCTTCATCGTAGCGGCTGTAGATGTAGACCAGACGGTTTCGCTGATCACGGTCTACTCTGACCTTATCCGGCATTAGCGGATACAATCCCAAAACATCACCTCTGCCGTTTCGGATGATCTGTGCATAGGCATTACCGTAAATCAGTAAGTGGGACATTAAGGTCTCCCTGAAAACAAATGAAGTCATTTCGGGATTTGGCTGGTCGTGGAGCAAAAAGTAAAGCGGGTGCTGTGGCACTCGCTCTTTTCCGCTATCGTTGTATTTATACAAATGCAGTGGCAGCTGTGCAATTGCTTCTGACAGCACACGCACGCAGGCATAAACTGCAATATGCTGCAAGGCTGTTCTGTCGGTGACACGTTTTCCGCTGTTCGCTCGTCCGAAAAAATATGTGTAGGATGGTGAATCATAGCTGTTGGTCGGCTTATCTCTGGACTTGAATAGTCCTGTGAAAATACCCATGAGAATCAAACTCCTTTCTTGACTTTAGGGACAAGGGTGTGGTATAATATGCTAAACAGAATGCAGAGCAGTTGCTCTACAAATCGGAATTTGTAAGTGAGGTGTGTTATGGCAAAATTACTTTGTATATGTGGAAAGATTGGTTGTGGTAAAACATATTATGCTAATCGATTAAAAGAACAAGAGCATGCTGTGATTTTATCTACAGATGAAGTAACCTATGATTTAACAAATAATCAACAAGGTGACGGCTATGATGAATTTGCTATAAGAGTTAATTTATATTTAAGAAAAAAAGCAGTGGAAATTGTAAATGCAGGATGCACTGTAATTTTAGATTGGGGATTTTGGACGAAAGAAAACAGGAAAGAAATAAAAAGATATGGAGAAAATAATGGGGTTTTGGTAGAAATGCATTATATTGATATTGATGATAAGACTTGGTATGAAAATATTGAAAAAAGAAATAATGAAGTCATATCTGGAAATGGCGGATCAAGTTTTTATGTTAATGAGGGATTACTAAATAAAGTTTCTTCTCTGTTTGAAATTCCAGAAAAAGAAGAAATAGATATTTGGTATAAACCACACCAATAAATTCCAGTTTGCAAAGATAATCAAACCTATAACACCAGCATCTCCCTCAAATCATAAACCGACTCATCAGAAGCACATCCACAGCGAATTGCACGGTCAAGAGCCATAATCATGGCAACCGCACCGTCAATCTTCTCTGTGGATTTTTCTTTGTCCGGCTTGATGTTTCCGGCAGGGTCACGGCGAATGAAGATGTTGTCCATCATCCACCTCAAAACAGGATGTCCGTTGTGTGCAAGCGTCTGTTCCAAGGTCAGCTTCATCAGTTCTTTGGTCGGTGGTGACATATCTTTGTAGCCTTGCCCGAATTGTACCATCGTGAATCCAAGTCCCTCCAGATTCTGTGACATCTGCACTGCACCCCAGCGGTCAAATGCTATTTCTTTGATGTGAAATTTCTGCCCCAGTTCATCGATGAAGTTCTCGATAAAACCATAATGGACAACATTTCCCTCAGTGGTTTTCAAGTAGCCTTGCCGTTCCCATATATCATATGGAACGTGGTCACGTCTTACTCTAAGTGGCAATGTTTCTTCCGGCAGCCAGAAGTAAGGCAAAATGTAATAATGTTCATCGTCTTCTGTTGGAGGAAATACCAAGACAAAAGCTGTAATATCCGTTGTAGAGGAAAGGTCAAGTCCACCATAGCAAACACGCCCGTCAAGTATCTCTTCATCAAAAGTAACCTTGCATTTATCCCATTTCTCCATCGGCATCCAACGCACTGCCTGTTTTACCCATTGATTGAGTCTTAGCTGCCGAAACGCATTTTCCTCGCCGGGAGTTTCCTTTGCAGAATTACACGCAGCCACCACCTTATCCATTCCGATGGTTTTGTCCAGACTTGGATTTGCTTTTTTCCAAACCTTCGGATCCGTCCAGTCCTCTGATTCATCTGCACCATAGATAACCGGATAGAAAGTCGGATCATGTTTTCTGCCTTCCAGAATATCTTTTGCTTTCTGATGTACTTCATAGCAAATAGAATTTGTATCTGTTCCTGCCGTGGTGATAAGAAAGTAAAGCGGCTGCATTCTGGCATCACCGGAACCTTTGGTCATGACATCAAAGAGCTTTCGGTTCGGCTGCGTATGAAGCTCATCAAACACAACCCCGTGGATATTGAAGCCGTGTTTGCTGTATGCCTCGGCGGAAAGCACCTGATAAAAGCTGTTTGTAGGAATGTACACGATGCGTTTTTGTGAGGTCAGAATCTTCACTCGCTTGGAAAGGGCAGGGCACATCCGCACCATATCCGCCGCCACATCAAATACAATGGCAGCCTGTTGACGGTCGGCGGCACAACCGTAAACTTCAGCTCTTTCCTCACCGTCGCCACAGGTAAGCAAAAGTGCAACAGCGGCGGCAAGTTCCGACTTACCATTTTTCTTCGGAATTTCAATGTAGGCAGTGTTGAATTGCCGATAGCCGTTCGGTTTCAGAACCCCAAACAGGTCACGGATTATCTGTTCCTGCCAGTCCAGCAGTTCAAATTCCTTCCCTGCCCAGGTGCCTTTGGTGTGGCTGAGGCATTCAATAAAAGAGACGGCATAGTCTGCCGCCTTTTTGTTATACTTGGAATCCTCCGCCATAAAACGGGTCGGTTTAAATCTTGCTATTGTTCTCACCCCCCAATAAAAAAGACCTGCCAAAAAGCAAGTCTGCATCATTTATTTTAATGCCCTCAAGGGGCAGTTTTGTAATCGAGATTCCGTTCCCATTGTAACCATATTACCATACAAATTCAAGAATAGCAAGCGGCTAAATGGGCAGAAAAAACGTCGAAATTTCTACGTTTTCTTGTGTACCATACACGAACAAAAATCAGGTGTACGACCGCCAGAGCCTTTCGGCTCCGGCTTGTGGGATTCGGTTTTGGAAAAATCAGTTGTACTGTTTCAGCAGGATCGCCAGTGCAGTTTCGGTTTCCTCATCCTCCGGCGGAATATCCATGCCCCGGTCGAAATTGAACACCGTTTTGCCATTCCGCCGCAGGGAGATTTTCGAGGCTCTGCCTTCCTCATATCCAAAAGTGGAAGGCTCCTCGTAATGTTTCACCCAGTAGTGAAAAATGCTTTTTCCTACCTGAATTGTTCCTTCTGTCCACATTGTTTTTTCCTCCAGTTTTCGTTGTTTTTGCCTTTCGGCATGATGTATATTACCATAAACCAAAGGGGAAGTCAACGAAATTTCCAGCATATTCTGCACAAAGATGAAAGCAGAAAATTGTGTATGATACCAACCAAAAAAGCAAGCCCCACGTTGCCCTGTGTGGGGCGTTTGTGAGAAAGGGAAAAACACTCGGAGGAAACAAAACCACGCCGGACAGGGGCAACACAGCGGCTGTACGAGCCGCAGCCCCTTTCGGGGCTTTGGTCTTGGATTGTGGGTTTTGGGTTACCGTCCGGTCTGGCACTCCCATTCAAATTCGCAGGCGTTTTCGTACTCCTCATCGAAAAGGGCATCGTCATCGATTTCCTTTTCCGTAAAGTCAATGCCGTCGATTCCCTCAAAGGTCGTTCCGTTTTCCTCCGCATCTGCCTTTGCAAGGCTTTCTGCGTTTTCCTCAACCCAGTCGGTGAATTCCGCATCGTCCATTCTGTACTCGTTTTCGATCTCCAGTTCGTATTCGTAGTCCTCATCCACCCAGGTGATGACCGCCTTTGTGATTTCGGTTCTTTCGTTCCAGTCCGTTCTGTTTGCCATTGCTCTTGCCTTTGCGATTCCGTATGCTACCATTGTGTTTTCCTCCGTTTTTTTTGGTTGTTTTCCCTTTCGGTAACTGTATATTACCATACCTTTCGGCGTATAGCAAGCGGCTAAATGTACAGAACATAAGGCATTATTTTCGCTGTATATTTGGTGGATCTGACACTGGATAAACTTGCTTTTCTATGGTAAAATACAGTACAATGGAAAAGACATCTCGGAAAATCGCAGCCACCAACCAAGCCCCCGCACAGTTCGCCTGTGTGGGGGCTGATTTTGACTTTGAGCAGTTTTTCGGCAAGTGCTCTGAAAGCCCGCACAGGGCAAACAGGGCGGTTACATGGGGAACTTTCGGTGCATTACAGACAGGATTTTCTCCCGTTCCTCCGTGGAAACGCCGATGCTTTCCAGTGCCTGCCGAAT